GGTTATGAAGCCTTTGCTTTATACAATTCTTTGAAGATACATTTTACACAGAAGAGTTATGACTATTTCAAATACAATGGAAAGTCAAACATTTCTGTACAGACATTTGAATTGAGAAAAGACAAATACTATTTCTACAAACTTTCTCGGAAGTATAGTAGGGAAGAGTTTGTTAAATTTCTCGTTTCAAATTTCATCATCGACAATAAAATATGGGTTGGCAAACTCTTAGAAGAAGATGCCGAATCGATATACAAATTGTTTTTGATGAGCCATCAATCACTCAGTTATATCTTTGATAATGACTGTCGTGAATTGTTTATTGAGTACTCTAACCCCAATGACATTTTGAAAGTAGAAGATGGAGAATATCCTGTTCTATTAACAAAAACATTACGGAAGGAAACTCAATTTGAAACATTGTGCATATTGAATGATATGCTAGGCTTCTTTCCAATGTGGAGTCGAAAAATCGATGACACAATTAGATGGCCTGAGGTATGCTTGACTGCAAGTAAGTATACCCCATTCATTGATTATGATAAGGCAAAGTTTCAGGAGATTTTAAAAAGCCACTTGCAATCTGTCTATATATGAGATATAATGCATACTGTGGATAATTCGTTCATACAAACATACTCCGTTATACAAAAGGAAAATACATATGAGTTCATTTGCAAACCTCAAACGCAATAGCAGTCAATTCGACAAATTGACAAAAGCTGTTGAATCAGTTAATAACCAGTCCGTAGAGGCTGGCTCCAAAGAAGACACCCGTTTCTGGCAACCCGAAGTAGATAAAGCAGGTAATGGCATGGCCGTTATTCGTTTTCTACCCGCACCTTCTATTGATGGTGAAGATGGTCTGCCATGGGTTCGTGTATTCAATCATGGCTTTCAAGGTCCTGGTGGTTGGTACATCGAAAACTCTTTGACTACTCTTAACCAAAAAGATCCAGTCTCTGAGTATAACTCTACTCTTTGGAACTCTGGCATCGAAGCCAACAAAGAAATTGCTCGTAAGCAAAAACGCAAGTTAACTTACATCGCTAATATCTTGGTTGTTTCCGATCCAGCAAATCCTTCTAACGAAGGTCAAATCAAACTGTACAAGTTTGGTAAGAAAATCTTTGATAAAATCTCAGAGGCAATGAATCCAGAATTCGCTGATGAGACACCTGTCAATCCATTTGACATGTGGGAAGGTGCTAACTTCAAATTGAAGATTCGTAATGTCGAGGGCTATCGTAATTATGATAAATCAGAATTTGCGGACAAGTCTGCTCTTTTTGATGGTGATGATTCTAAACTCGAAGAGTTGTGGAAGAAAGAATATTCTCTCAAAGAATTTCTTGAACCAAAACAATTCAAGCCTTATGAAGTTCTAAAGGCTCGTTTAGATAAAGTTCTCGGTTTTGATGGTGGTGCAGTTGCACCTAAAACTAAGGCAGAGTCTGCGGACATCTCTCGCAAATTGTCGGAAGATGATTTAGAGCGGATTGACCGCAAGTCTGTAGCAGATGATGATTTGGATTATTTCAAGTCTTTAGCTGGACAAGAATAAACTAGTTTTATAAAAGTTTGACCCCACTTCGGTGGGGTTTTTTGTTTTTAGAAATCGTGTATTCTATTTTGATTTCTTACGAATGTATTCTCACTATTTCTAACATTGATAGGCGCATTCGTTACATTAGTTGCGTTTGTAACTTTTGGTGCAGACACAATTGAAGTGTTTACATTGTTACCACCAGTCATTGCTTCTGTCTTAGCCATAGTGTTTTCATTAGACTGCTTTGTCATTTTTTCACCAGTGGTTGGTTGTGCTGGTTGTAGCATTGGTGTAGCTAATTGTTGATTGGCGGCCAACTTTTCTGAGTTGGCATTTCTTTGTTTCATTTCTTCAGCGGCAGGACTTGTGACTTTTCCATCTTTCAATTCACCGAGTGCTTTAGTTACCAACATCTGTTCCAAATTTTGAATTGATTGAAAACTATCTGACCTCGGCTTACTCTTCTTGGCCAATTCCCTAAATCTGTCTTCAATACCGGGATATTGACTACTCAAATGATTTGCTGGAGTTGCCGTTTCATATTCTCTAAGTGACGCTTCCCAGTTAGGCATTTTTCTTTTTTCTTGCGTTGGTGCAATTGTAGCATCAATCTTACTTGTGGGTGCTGATTGATTAACACCAATACCAGCAGGTTCAGATTTTAATTCTTGACCTTGACCTTGCGATATATTTGCGGCTAACTTTTCAGAATTAATGCTTTTCTGTTTCATTTCTTCAGCGGCAGGACTTGTGACTTTTCCATCTTTCAATTCACCGAGTGCTTTAGTTACCAACATTTGCTCGTGAATCTGAATTGATTGAAAACTATCTGACCTTGGTTTATTTTTCTTAGCTAATTCTCTGAATTTATCTTCAATACCAGGATATTGACTACTCAAATGATTTGCCGGAGTTGCTGTTTCATATTCTCTAAGTGACGCTTCCCAATTAGGCATTGGTTTTTGTGAAGCTGGTGTTGGTGCAATTGACGCAGGTGTGATTGGTGTAGATGTGATTGGTGCAGTCACCACAGGTGCAGTTTGCGTTGCCGCAATATTAGCATCAGCTTTTGGACTATTAGGTCCTTGCAATCCTAAACGAAGTGAACCATCAGGGTCATTAGGGTCTTTACCTTCAGCTTTCATTTGTTCAGCATAAGTTCCAGTTTTTCCATCTTTCAATTCAGGTGCTCCTGGAACTTTTGTTTCTTCAGGTGCATTGCCTTTTTTATCGCCTTCTTTTTTATCCCCACCCTTTTTCTCTTCTTCTCCAACCTTACTAGCAAATTCTGCTTTCACTGCGGCTTCAGTTTCTGATTGAATTATTCCAAGTCTTTCACCAACTAATGGGTCTGATTCTGGTTTAATTCCATAAACATCTTCATAGATATCTTTTGCAATAAGTGCTACTGTTGCAGGAATTGCTGTAGCAAAAGAACCAATACCTGAGACTGCTTCTAATCCAGCACCAACAACATCACCATCCATTAAACGACTAAGAGCAAAACCAACACCAATAGCGGCACCTAAAAATGGTATTGATTTTCCAACAGCAGATGCTACTGCTTTAGGAACTCTTTTTGCAATTGATTTTTTAATCAAAGCCGCAACACCTTCTTTACCGGCAGCCTCAGCACCAGCGGCAGCGGCTCGTTTTGCACCCACTTCACCAAAAGGTGTTAATGCTCCTGGTACTGTAGCGGCGGCTTTAAGACCTACAGATTCCATTGCTTTACCACCAAGTGATTTTGCACCCTCTAGTGCTTTACCACCCATCGTCTTAACACCCTCTATAATACCTGGTGCTTTTTCTGCTACTTTAGCGCCAATGTTTTTACCAATGTCAACCGCTTTACTACCAATTGCTTTTGCTCCGGCAACAAGAGTTGGTGCCTTTTCTGATGCATATGCTAATGCTTTACCACCAAGTGCTTTGGCACCCTCTACTGCTTTACCACCATACTCAAGTGCTTTGGCTCCTGCGGCTTTTACATATGGTGTTGCGGCAGTCACTGCTTTACCACCATACTCAAGTGCTTTTGCACCAATTGCTCTTGCGGCTGGAAGTGCTACGGCACCAACCGCCGCAAGACCTCGCAATAAAGGACCACCGAGCATTTTTCCTAATGCACGAAGAGGTGATAATGCGAAACTTAAAATTGCGGCAAAGGCTTTGAAAGGACCACTTACTATCATACCCAATGCACTAGCAAATCCTAACAATGATGCTAAGAATCCTTTTTCTTCTTTTGTCTCTTTTTTATCTTTTCCATCTGCACCCACTGGTGTAGGTTTTTTCTTTGCAAACTCAGCCTCATATCTTGCTTCATTAGCGGCATCTAATTGTTCCTCTTCTAGATTTAATTGTTTCTCATCTAGTGTAAGTTGGTCTTTAAAAAGTTCTTCTTGATTTTTTGAAGAGTCTTTTAATCCTCTAATATCTTCAGAAATTTTTATAACATACTTCAACATTTCTGATAACATGGTATTGCTCTTTTCACCACCCTCACCACTTGGCATTTGAGTAGGATCAGTATTCTCTGGCACTGTCCCTGGCACCGTTGGTCTATCTTCAGCTGGATCCAATCTTGCAAATTTACGAACATCATCTTCATCTCGACCCATACTTTTTCCAATGGCGGCAGTCATAACACTACCAAAACCACCGCCACCAAACATGCTATTAATGATGTTCAGCGGATCAAATTTTTCTTTGAGTTGTTTTGTTTTTTTTTGGAGAGACTCTGTAGCTTTTTGTTTGGTTGCTGAACCCAATGCGCCAGTGATAGAAGTCTTCTTACCAGAAAGAATTAACTCGGCCGCTAAAGCGCCAAGACCTTTGTTTTTCTTTTCTGGTTTTAGAACATCGCCTAAAATCTTTTTCTGGGCGAGAAGTATTTTTCTATCTTCTTCGGATAGTTCTACTTTAATTGCTTTTTCTGCCATTATCTTCTTCTTTGTGCATTGAGTTGTTTAATTTTTTCATTCTCTTCCTGAATGTGCTGGCTCAGTATACTGACATATATTACTCTCTCCCAAGGTAACATACTTTCCAACTCAGTCAGACTATATTTGTGGTGTTGCATCATAGCAAAGTTTACCATAAAATAGTTTTGAAGAGTATCATAACCAAACGCTAAACGAAAAAACTTTCTAAACCTTTGACGATAATATCGTCTTCATGGTTACATTTTGGACAATTGAAATGAACATGTTCTTCTATCTTTGGCATAGTATCAAAAAACTGTTCTAGTTTCACAAGATGCTCTGTTGACAAAGAATCAATAAATTCTCTCATCTCTTGCTTGCTCGTATCTTTTGCATAATATACTTCTTCATCATCATAGACCGCTTCAATAGAATCTAAAACAATATCGAAAGCAGTCTCATCATTAGTTTCTAATTTGGTTGCTTTTGAGAATGTTGTGAATTTTGGATATGTGAGTAACACACCAATCTTGTCAGTCAACTGAATTTTATTCGTATGCCCTTCAGTGAATTTTGGTCTGATAGCCAACAAGTCTACTTGATACTCAGAAACAAAATCACACCTCTCTTCATTCACAATATTGTTGCATCGATATCTCAAATCTACTTTTTCTCCAATCGACCTCGCACGAAGATTTAAAAACAGATATTCAATATCGAACAATGATAAATCATCGACATCGATATCATCAACAACGCAGTTACTGATGATTTGTTTTACTGCTTCAATCATCACGCTCGATTCTTTGGATTGCATTGCAATCAATAATATTTTCTCTTCTTTTACAAGAAAAGGTCTATATCTGATTGACTTGGCTGTTGAAGGCAAAGTCATCTCAAATATAGGCACATCAATTTTTGGTAAAGCCATAGTTTAAAGTCTCCTCATTTCAGTTTATAATTAAGCAATATCTTCAATATTTCGATTAAGTTGAAATCCTTGCAAATTGAATGCTAAGATTGGTGGTTTTCCTGCCGCACCACTTCCTGCTATAGGTGCTGAAGTAACTGGTGCTGGTGGTATTCTGTTTTGGAAACCTGGCACTTTTTCTTGAACTATTCCATGTCTTCGATATGCAAAAGACACTTGTAATTTATGAAAACCATCATCCGACCATGAACCAGTCAATTGATTAATATTTATTGGGAATGCTTCAATAATGTTATATGTTAAAGTCTTCTTATATTTGGTGCCTACTAATTTACCTCTATATCTTCTAATATCCATGTCACCAACT